GACGACATCATTGTTGAGCTGCCCCCGCCGTGGAATACCTGGCTGGATATCGTCGTTACGGGTTACCCGGACGGACGCGATCCGGAATCGCTGCCGAGGGTGCCCTGATGCCGAGTTACCGTGAATACCGACAACAGCGCCCGACGCGCGGCCTGTACGACACCATCACCTTCTACCATCCCTCGTTTGGCCATGTCCGCCTGGTCAATAAGCAGTTCTTCGAAAAGACACTTGGTGGCCAGGCGTACACGCCAGCACGCTTCGAAATCGAAGAGAGCCAGCAAAGCGGTACGCCGGTGATCGACGTGACGTTGAAGCTTGGCCGGTTATCGGCGGATGTAAAATCGCTGATGAAGCAGTGGAAGGGCGCAGCCCGGCTCACGGCCATCACCGCCACACGCCAGATATTCGACAGCGCTGATGTATCGTCCCCGATTAAATCATGGCAGTTATACGTGAAAACCGTCGATATCGACACGGACAGCGCCTCGATCACCTTATCCATGACGAACCCGCTGAATAACAATATCGGAAGGCTATATGACCCTGTCGAATATACCGGCCTGCAGTACCTCTGATTTTATCCGGAGGATGATAGGTGTGCCCTGGTCGAACCGGGCATGCACTTTCGAAAGGGTCGATTGCTGGGGCCTGGTGGTGCTGTATTACCGCCATGTCCTTGGCACAGAGCTACACCAGACGCCGGACTACGAAGCCGGGTCCGATTTCTTCACCTGCTATCAGGGTGATGTCACGTTCTGGCGCCCGGTCGATAAACCGGTTGAGGGCGGGATTTTCGTCGGCTACCAGGGATCGCAGCCTGCGCATGTCGGCCTGGTACTGAACCGCCAGGCGCTGCACTCGCGGGGTGAGGGCGGCAGCGTGCGTATTGACTCGTTGCTGGTTATCCAGCGGGCATTCACCAGAGTGGAGTATTTCGAATATGGCTCTGATTGAGCTGCAGCGCTTCCCCGGAACGCCAAAAGAACGATACAGGGTGCCAAACGGCACCCTTTTTTATGCCTGGCTCAAGGAGAACGACAGCAATCTGCACCGGGATCTGCTCATCGTACGCAACGGCATTACGCTGGGTGATGACGACGAGCTGGATTTTGAGCTGAGTGAGCTGGACGTTATCCAGCTGTTCGACCAGCCAAAGGGTATTATCGGCGATATTCTGAGCCCGATCTTCAAAGTCGTTGGTCAGGTGTTCTCCTTCCTTGCGCCGAAGCCGGCCATCGCGAACACCGGCGGCAACACCGTCGATTCGCCAAACAACAGCCTGACCGGGCAGACCAATACCGCCCGCGTGTATAAGGCGAAGCCGGACATCTACGGCCAGGTGCGTTCGTTCCCGGATCTGATTCAGGAATCTGTCTTCGAGTACATCAGGCAGGATGATTTTGACGGCGGCCTGAAATACGTCACCGAGTGGATGTGTATTGGTATCGGCCACTACAGCTACGAGTCGGTGCGCTATTCAGAATCGAGCCTGGGATCGCTGGCGGGCGCGGAATACCAGTTTCATCAACCAGGCGAGGTCATCCCGCAAATTGTCGAGGGTTACGGCTTCGATGATGTGGATGGTCAGGAGGTTCCGGGTCAGAACGATGCTGACGACTTCCCGGTCGAAACGGCGACGGCCAACACAGTTGTGAGCGGCACGTATTCCGGTGGCCAGATAGCCATGCAGATCCTGAAGCAGGCCGAGTTCGACTACTTCATGGGGTTGGTGCTGCCGCACGCGGTGACGTTCACCATCAACGTGACCTATGCCACTGCATCCGGCAGCGTCACGAAGGACGTGCTGTTCTCCGGAACGCTGATCTCGGCGGTGGAGACCAACGACGGCGCGGTAATAGATCCGGTCACCTGGTACACGTTTACCATGAGCGATCTGCAGGGGCCTTCCGACGTACCGGCTACGGCCACAATTAACACGACCACTTTCATCCTGAACGACAACGAGGCGCTGACAGTTGGCCCATTCTTCTCTCCGGTTGATTCCACCGAGCTGTGGCTGCATACCCAGTCCAGCCTGGGCGGGAATAAACAAACCAACTGGAAGGTGGTTATCTGGAAAATCGACGACGATTACAATCAGATCCCGGGGACCACTGAGACCTTCACCTATTACCAGGGTACGCCGCACGACCATACCAGCGAGGTGTTCTACCGCACCGACAAACTGACGCCAGTTGCCGGTTTCGGCAGGTATGCGATCAGCTTCCAGCGCACCGACAACGCCAGCGACGCATCGGTGCTGAAGGTGGAGGAAATTCACGCTATCAACATCCGCACCAACGTGGTTCATCCGACCGATACCCTGGTGCGGGTGAAGGTGAGGGCGACGGAGAACGCCCTGGGCAGCCGGGAGCGCAAATACAACGCGCTGGTGACGCGCCACACGATAACCTACGACCTGGCGACGCAGGCGGTGGATTACACGCTGCGGCCGTCGCGCTCGTTCGCCGATGCTGTGGCCCATACCTGGCTCGTTATGGGCGCGCAGCCGGAAAGCAGTATTGACCTGTACGGCCTGTATGCGATCGGCGAAAGCCTGCCGGATGACCGGCTTGGGCAGTTCGATTACACCTTCGATGACGAAAACGACTCCCTGGGAGACCGGGTGCGCGCCATCTGCAATGCCGCGTCGGTCATGGCGTACTGGGATGACGGTGTACTGACGTTTACCCGCGATCAGAAGGTGGACTACCCGGCGGCGGTATTCAACCGGGCAAACATGAAAACGGACGAGTACAAAATCACGTATGAGGCCACTTTGCCCGGCGGATATGACGGCGTGCAGGTGTCGTATGTTCATCCGACCACGAACAACAAGACCTACATCAACTACCGGGTGCTGAACGGGGTGATCGTTGAGCAGGAGGCGGAGAACCCCAACAAACTGGAGATCGTCGGCTTCCGTAACGAGTACCAGGCGCGAGAGCGCGCGCTGCGCGAAACGCGGCGCCTGATGTATTCCCGAGTCAGGATGAATGCCCGGGTGTTTGAAGACGGGATCATCCAGGTCGGCAGCGTTATACAGATGCCGGACATCTACGACAGCAACCAGCAGCAGGGTTACATAACCGGGCGCACCGGTAATAGCTTCGATACTAGCGAGCCGATCAGCTTTTCCGGCACGATGTATGTGCTGGTCACCGACAGCCTGGGCAATCCAACCTTGCGCTATCCGGCAGCGGCACGCAGTGACACGCCATACGGCTTCACCGCGGCGATACCTGCGATCCAGCTCAACATCTGGAATGGCGACACCGTACAGCTCCCGTCGCGCTACCTGATTGCCACAGTGGAAGAGCTGGACAGCCAGCTGTGGACCGTCAACAGCATCAAACCCAACAGCGATAACACGGTTTCCCTGACGGTCTCCGAGTACAGCGACAGCGTCTATCAGTAAGCCTCACCCCACCCTCCCAACCCGGCCGCCGTGCCGGGTTTTTTTATGGAATACATATGGCCACTCAACCAACAAATTTGCCTGTGGCGAGTGAAACGCCGCGCGACCTGAAATTTAACGCCGGGAAAATTGACGAGTTCGTTACTTCCCTACAGCGCATTTATAAAGACCGATTTGGGCAAGAGCATTACACCATCGAAGGCCTCCGCTGGGTTGCTCAGCAGGCTATCGCAGCGTTTGGATATGTGACTCTAAAAAGCTTTCAACTTGGAGCTCCATTACCGAACAACGAGTTGACTCTTCCGAACCAGGTATTACAGGATGAGGCAAATGGGGAGTATTACCGCTGGGACGGGACATTACCAAAGTCAGTGCCTGCTGGCTCAACGCCAGAAAACACTGGCGGTATAGGGGTAGGAAAGTGGATTAGTGTTGGTGATGCTTCACTCAGGACAGAATTGCTGTCTACATCTGGCGCCAGCATTATTGGTTCTTCCTCAGGTAAAACGGTGCAGGAGGAAATTGACGATCAGAAGGCAGCGTATGCAACAATAAAAACCCCAGAGGGGTTCTATAAAGAAACTTTCTCAGACGCTGTAACCTTTAATATTCCATCAGATTACTCAAATCTGCAGGCTGCAGTTGATTCACTGTTCAATCAGACCATCGTTCAGGGTAAAAAAATCATCCTGAATATTGAGTCAGGGTATAAAGAAAAGTTTGGGCTAAAGGTACAAAACGGTGATTTTTCAAAATTCTACATTCAATCTGCAGATCCCGTAGTTGAAGTATCAGATGATTTTATTGGCGTCGTCGGACCTGATGGTGGGACCACAATTACATCAGGCACAGTTATAATGGCTTATCACGCCAGGGGGCCGGTGCTGGGCTGTGTCTTTGATGGAAAGCAAATTGCCCGGACGCTTTATTTCGCCCTTGGCGGTTCTTTTGGATGGTCTGACAGGCTGCCAAGCGGCACCGAGGAATCGCCAAACCCAGTGAAAATTGCAGGAGGGAAAAACTTCAGGCACGCAACCTTCCAGGCCCAGGAAGGCAGCACCATTGTCTGTGAGAATGCTGTTGCCACTGGCTGCTTGCTGAATAGCATTTATTGCGAGCGTAACAGCACAATCCATGCTGAGTTTACGGATGCCTCCGGCAGCACACAGGCTGGCGTGATGGCGACGAGGGGATCGCGTGTAAATGCGGACACAATGAATGTTAGCGGCTGTAAATTTGGGATGTGGGCATCGCGTGGAGCGGTGATTTCTGCTGCGGATTCTAATGCCGATAACTGTTCTGTTTACGGTTTTTATGCTGATATGGCTGCAACGATAAATGCGCATAACTCATCAGCGTTGAATGCCGGAACTAATATTCCATCAGACACAACTGGATTCGTTAACCCCGGTGCCTCATATCACGCTTACCGTGGATCACGCATAAATGCCAGCGCAGGGAAGGCAACTGGCAGTTTTTATGGGATATCCGCCGTTATAGATTCTGACGTTTCGGCGTTTGGGTTGATAGCTAATCAGACAAAAACAATCGGCATTACAGGCCGGTACACATCGAGAATATCAGTTGATAACTGCGTCATTACTGGAAGTATTGGCCGGGGCATTTTGGCGGCTGATGGAGCATCTATATCCGCGAACAGCGGTAATATTCAGGGAGGGTCAACAGTTGTTGGGGCCAGCACAGGTGGTGATGTTGTAGTGTCACTTGGGCAAGTCAAAGGTGGCGCGACAGGATGTTACGCTGAAACAGGCGGCAAAATAACTGCCACTGGCACAACAATTACCGGGAATAGCTCATTTGATATACGCATTAATACAGGAAGTATTATTGCTGCAAATGGCGCAACATATGCGACAACTAACACTCCTGTTAACGCCATAACTTCTTTTGGTGTGATATTTGCATAATGATCAATGGCGCGAAGACGGATGCTTCGCACCATTGATCGGTTCACCCATTTGTGGTTCACGCACGCATATTCAATACTCAGTGGCCGGAAGGCTCGGAGTTTCTATCAGCTTTCTGTTCCACGTTACGTTTTCACGAATAACTTTTGCCGGGATGCCAACTGCCAAGCAGTTTGGGCGTATGGGTTTGGTTACGAGTGATCTAGCGCCGATAATACATCCACTTCCAATTGTTACTCCTTTTTGAATCGTGACACCCTCTCCGAGCCAGACGTTATCCTCAATTTTGATGCTTTTAGCAGGATTGATTCTTTCACCTGTTTCAATATCAATAATTGAATGCCAGTCAGTGGTTGACATAGAAATATCAGATATCAAACAGTTGGCGCCAATACTAATGTCAGCGCCTTCTGTAGCAGTAATTTGTACATGCCTATTAATGACGGTATTCTCTGAGAATTCTATAGTCGACTTATTGCCTATAAAATACCTTCCACGAATATGGCTGCCTGATCCAATTATGAAAGTAGCATTTCCGGCCTCAACATTCAGGGCCATATGGTTAAGAATGCACCCATCACCAAACACGATCCGCGAACCAGACCCTTTTCCAAAAGTTAAGGTGAAAGCGCCATTGGCGCGAGCAGGCCTGCCCACAACCTCATTTCCAGCAGCAATGAAAGCTGATAGTTGTTTTTCAAATTCTTCATTCATCAAGACACCTTAGCCTTTTCTTATGTTCATTTAGTAATAGTCATCACCCAGCATTTTAAAATGTTAATGCCAGATCTGCTACTTGATCTACGCCTCCTTTAAAACTACTGTATATAAAAACAGTATAGGAGTGCAGATCATGCCCCGCCGTCACGACATTCACGCCGCATTTGTGGCCGCCATACAGCAAAACCCCAAGGGCTACCGGTGCTTACGCACAGAAGACTTTATCCGCGAGCTGGCAAAGGTCCACTGGCATTTCAGCCGGGCCGACGCCAACGAGTGGATAGAGCGCTATCAGCCCGACTTCACCGACAAGACAACTGACGGAACCGACAATCACTACTGGATCCTGCGCAGCATGGGGAGGGCTCACTGATGGGCTTTCCTTCGCCGGCAACGGACTATATAGAGACCAGGCTCACTCCAGAGAGCATCTGCGGGATAGGCATGGACAGCCGCATCCTGGAAACCTCATCCGGGTTCGCTGTCATCGAGCCGGTCACCAGGCTGGTACAGGGTCAGGTGCTGCTGATTCTTTCCGGCGGCAGAACTCAGTTCGCAAAGCTCAGGGGAAGGGCATTAATCACGGATGATGGTGAAGCGATCGAGGGGGAGGCTGCGGAAGAGGTGGAAGTGCTGGGGCGCGTGACGTTCTTCATCAACAGCGTGATGCAGGATGACAGGGTGGTGTGATGGGGCATGGGTGGGGCATAAAGTTACCGCGAAACGACGTTAGTTCATTGCGCATGACAAATCGTATCGCGGCAACATAGCAGAATTTACCGCACTTCAATC